GCTGGTAGCCAGAAAAAAGATGAGCTACTGCATCAATCCACCCCACTGAAGTGACTTTTTTTATCCCACTCTTGTACATCTGCATGGAAATGCAGTGTGGGTTTTTTCAAGGGCAAAATTACACCACTGATGAACAAAAGTGTTTACAAGAAGTCAGAGACAGGATAGCTGAATATTCCTCAAAGGATGTGCAAGTTATAGGAATATGCGTGGATTTAAAGATTGACAAAAAAGACTTTTTTAAAAGACAACCAGCATGAACTTATCAGAACATTTCACACTTGAAGAATTAACTTTCACAGATCACCGTGAATTTGACAACACGCCTAACGATGAGGAATTGGCCAATCTGATACGTCTGGCTTTCTTTTTGGAAGATGTAAAGAAACTTCTAGGTAACAAACCCATTATCGTGAACAGCGCATTTCGCAGTGCAGAGGTTAACCGCGCTGTGGGGTCAAGTGACAAATCACAACATCGGCGTGGGTGCGCCTGCGATTTTCGTGTGCCAGACATGACACCTGATGAGGTGGTGAGCGCAATCGTTAATTCTGATTTGCCTTATGACCAGTGCATCAGAGAGTTTGATCGTTGGACTCATGTATCGATTCCCAATGAAGAAAATCTCAAACCAAGGCTGATGTCGTTGATCATTGACAAAGCTGGAACAAGGGTTTACGCGTAAATCTAATTGTCATAATTTTGTGACTTAATACGCCAAACTTTGGCGGTGCTATGACTAAAATCACGGATAAAGAATTTCTTGAACTGTGGGAAACACATAAGTCGCCCACTGAAATCCAAAAAATTACGGACATGAGTTTGCGTGGCATTAACCGCCGCCGCAGAGCAATTGAAATCAGGCATGGTGTGTCTCTTGAAGTCAAAGAACCATTGCTGAATGTTTCAAAAAAAGCCAATCCTGCTAGAAAAGAATTGGGAATGCTCAATGGGATTGTGATTGTGTTTAGCGATGCACATTTCTGGCCAAGCATCACTACAACAGCCTACAAAGGGCTTTTATGGGCGATTAAAGAGCTTCAGCCCAAGGCGGTGATAGCTAACGGCGATATATTTGACGGGGCTTCGATTAGCAGGTATCCGCGCATCGGGTGGGACTCCACGCCATCTGTTATCCAAGAACTGAAAGCCTGCGAAATTGCTTTGGGCGAGATTGAGGATGTCGCAAAGAAAGCCAGAAGCAATGTGCAACTGGTGTGGACTTTGGGCAACCACGACGCACGATTTGAAAACCGTCTTGCCTGCAATGCGCCGCAGTATGAATTTGTCAAAGGGTTTAGTCTTAAAGACCATTTCCCTGCTTGGCATCCATGTTGGTCATGCTGGCCTACTGAGGACACAATCGTTAAACACCGCTGGAAAGGCGGAGTTCACGCCACACATAACAACACAGTCAATGCTGGTGTAAATATCGTCACAGGGCATCTACACAGCCTTAAAGTCACGCCATTTGACGATTACAACGGCACAAGGTTTGGGGTGGACACAGGGACATTGGCAGAGCCATCAGGCCCACAGTTTGAGAATTATTTGGAGTTGTCGCCCACCAACTGGCGGTCTGGTTTTGCAGTGCTGACATTCCATGATGGAAATCTTTTATGGCCAGAACTTGTACACGCACGGGCAGAAAACATGGTGGATTTCAGAGGCAAGCTATATAAGGTGTAAAAAAAGGGAGTCCGTAGACTCCCTTAAAGACAACTGCGTGGGTATGATAACACCCATTTTAGGTATTAACCCACCAGTTCCCAAACCAAACCGTCTTCGTCTTCAACGACATCGCCAACTTCAAGTTCGGCTTCTTCGTCTTCTTCTTCGTCTTCGTCTTCATAGTCTTCATCTTCAATGCTGACTGCTTCGTAGTCTACGCACCAGCCATGTTCTTGTTGAAACTCAATGAATTCCTGAATGATTTGGACTTTTTCGAAGTCATCGCACTCAATCATGACTTTTTGGTTTTCGTCAAAAGACCAGTCGCTAATGTTGATTTCAAGTTTGTACATCACGAACCCCTTAAAAAAATTTGGCACAATTGCCAAGGAAAATGGTATGCTTGAAATATGACAAATCAGGAGTAGTCATGGCAACAAATTTCAAAATCACCAAAGGCGAATGCAAAACGCATGAGTCTAAAGATTACGTCGTGGAACGCGAATATAAGAAAGAAGCTCGCAAAGTCGCTGAGTTAGAAAAAGAGCTTAAGAAGCACGAAAAGACTGACATGGCACACGCCCATCCACCGCGGTCGCATGAGGCCAATCAAAAAGAAGCACCTCTGCCTAACATGAGGAAATACTAGGCACTGGCACATCAGCAGGCCATTCGCCTCGTTCCACAAGCAAATTAACTGTGCTCTCGTGGGCGGCTTGCCACAAGGCTTGTCGTTCCTCTTTGCTGAGTTCTGAGCCTTGGTCTATGTCGTAATGACATCTCAGGCAAAGCGCCGCCACAAGGTTATCGTCTGCCTTAATTCCCCTGCCCTTGCCGCCACCCCAGTTTGTGTGCGCGGCTTGGACCATGTGGCCTGACCCGCAGGATTGGCAGTCAAGGCTGGCGACTAGCTCAATAATTTTTTGCTTCTGACGTATTGGTGTTTTTGAAACAACGATGGTCTCCAAAGTGGTAAATCTGTGCTGATTGGCACACTCAAGCCTGCGACGGCGAGTGTTGTCTGCGGTTGTTCTGGTTTCTTTAACGGTAGTCCAAGTCCCGCATTCGGGACATTTCATTGGTGCGACCTGTCTTGCATTCTGTTGGTGGCCTCGCGTGTTCGCCAGACTTCAACCTCAAGTCGATAGCTCTCCAACTCCCACCGCAAAGTTTCCTCTTTCTCCACCGCTTCTGCCAAACCCTTAATTAAGGTCTGATATTCAGGGCTGGAATAAGCCTCGCGTTCTTGGTGGCTGGCGGCATCAATCCCGTTAATCAGTGCGTCACGCATCAATAATGCTTTTTTTGATTTGCGGAATTCCTCAAGGTAAACCCGCTGGGCTTTGGCTTCGCCATATAGTGGCGCTCTATCCCTGATGGCTTGGGTGGCTTCTTCTGGTTTCATTTAATCTCCGCAAAAACAAGCAATTGATTCATCATCTGATCCAAACATATCTGTCTGGTCAGACGCAAACTGAATCATGGAAGCATAAGATGGGCGATCAGAACGAAATACCGCCCCGCTTGGCTTGGATGCCAATGCCAATGCCAATGCCTCCATTTTTGCCCACCAAATTCCACGTTCTGGTTTTTCCGCAATTAGGGATAACACTTGTGAACCACCTTTTAAAAAACATAAATCACAATTGCCGTGATAAGTCACACCATTAATGTTTGGCAATTCCAAATCAAATGTTTGATTGCGCCAAAATTCTCCAACTGTTTCCTTAGTCACGCCAGCAGTAACAAGAGGAATTCTTGATTTGTCGGCAATTTTTGCGGCACGGCGTTGTTCATCTGCTCGCATACCAACCCAATCCATTTGTTCATTATGATCCCATCCAAGTGATTTAAGGTATTTGTGAATAGTGCGAATTTTCAATTCAGATGTACAAAATCTAGTCACAGGATTTGGCAAATATTGTCTTTTTCTTATTAACGCTTCAAACGGTTCACCATTTCTACTGGCGGTTTCAAATGTCACACGCTCAAAAGCTGGGTCAGCATCACGATACTCAACCCAATGAATTTCAACATTCCAATTATCAGAACAGGCTTGAACAAATCTCAAAGTTGCCTCATCTTCTTTGCCAGTGTTGGCAAAACAAACAATTGCATCGTCTGGCAGTTGCCCCCCCCCGCACTCTAATACTTTATATAACATATATGCGCTGGTCCTGCCGCCACTAAAACTGATGCACGTTGGTTCAGTTATTTTGTATGGATTCACTTTAATACCCCAATCATCCTAAGAGCCGCGTCAGGGCTGTCAATCCTTGCCAGCGTACCTCCAGACCAATTCTCAAAAAAAGTCCGTTGTAGGGCTGTTAAAGGGGCTTTGCTGTCCCGTTTGATCTCCACAAGGAAGGTATGCCCCGCATATCCCACCAAAAGGTCAACAGGTAGCTTTAAATCCCACACATAAGCGCCAGCCGCCCTTAATGCGATGACTATCTGGTCTTTGTTTGCGTCAGTTCTAGCGGCGTATCTCATCGTTCATTCTTTGTCTAAGTTCATCAACGGCGGGTTGTCCACGTTTTTTCACCAAGTCGGACAAGGTTTTCTGCCACCATGCCAATGCTTCTGACTGACCCTCCTCCTTGGCCATCTTCTTGAACCGCTTGATCCAGTACCTCGCCTCCGTCTGGCGCAAGGTCTCCTGTAATTTCAAGCGATCTTCTGATGGTAGCAGGGCTAAATTCTTCACCGTCTTTGTGTCGATCAAGGATGGCGTTGGCGATGTGTCTGTGTTCATGGTTCATATTGCTTTTTCAGTTCGGCAAGTTTACGTTTTGCTTCTGCCACAACTTCAGGCGAAACAGGCGTAGGGTTGTAAGTGATTTGCGGTTCATCGCGTGGGATAGCTGGTCCAGCATTGCAAAAATCCCTGAACTTGATGGCGCTTGGCACAAACTCTCCATTAAGGCGGTCAATGGCGTAATCCAAACTGGGCTGGTAAGTCAGGAAGTTACCAAGCTGGCGTTTCCATTCTTGACGGATCAGATTGGGGTCAATGCCATCCCAATGGCGGGTAAATGCCGCGCCAAATATGGCACTCATTCTGGCAAAGATGTAATCCAAGCCATCATCAGGATTCAATGAATTTGACATGGTTGCCACCTCCCAAAAGACCGCGTGTTAAGCCAGACATAACCGATTGATTCATTTGCCCTGTTTTGGTTATCCCATTAGGTTTGTCATTTATCCATTCTGCCTTTAAACCCTGACTTCCTCTGGTACACCATTCAATTAAAAATCTTTCCAAATCCCAATTAAGTTTGGCGGCCTCTGCCCGTGCGCCTTTAACCACGGTTTCTGTGACTGATGCCTTTTTTGATTTCCGAAGTTGTAACCAATCCTGCCAAACCTGTGGGCTTACATCATGGGGGCAAGCCACGACAGTGGCTTTTTCTTTCATTGGTTTATGGTTATTGGTTATTGGTTCTTGGTTAGGGTTATGTTTGGAAACCGTTTGGGTTTGTTCTGGGTTAGATTTGGGTCGGCCACCAAGTTTGCCAATTGCCCTATTTCTCTCAGCTTTTGCTTGATATGCGGCAATTGTTTCATCGCATCTTTTGTGAAACCAAAAATCATGTTCTTGGTTAAACATAAAAAATTCTTCCAAAACGGTTTGCACCGCCGCAATGTTTTTACCCATTCGAATGCGTCTGGCAACCTCTTGGGTTCTATTTGGGATTGGTTTTTCTTGGGTGTAATACAAATCTAAAAGTCGGCGATAAGCCAAATCTTCTTCATTTGTCAAATGGGCAGTGTCGTGAATGTAATCACTGACGTGAAAAGAATAATAGTGCATGAATTTTCCTCACTGTCCTCCATCAACAAAAGAAACTTCGGCAGGCGGGGAGGCTCGCTTTTCGGTGGGGTAGCTACCCCCCACCTAGCCGTGTTTCAAACAATCTTACATCAATAACAATTGGTCTGGCAAGAATTACCGTAGCAACAGGTTGTACAGGTCACTGTGCGCCCATTTTGGGAATAAGTGCTGTATGTGCAAGAAGCCCAGACCATTGTGGTGCTGGCGGCTAACCAAAGGGCAAAAAGTGCTTTTTTCATGTTTTCTCCTTAAACCAATCAGGGCGCAAGTCTTTCAACTGGCGCAGGCGTAGTTCAGGCACATTCTTCCACTGGCAAACTGCTGGCTTGGAAATGCCCAAAATCTTGGCAAGCTCACTCTGTGACCCTGCGAGTTTGATAAGTTCTTGTTTAGTCATGGCTTAATTGTAAGCTGGATTAACAGAAAAGCAACATTAGGGTAAATCCCTAGAAAATAATCTGTCTTAACTGTTGACATGGTGTTAAGTTAGGTTAATAATACACCCATGCCCCAGCAATTTCGCACAGGGTCTTTAAGGAAAATCAAAATGAACGAAACTTACATAATTGAATCAGTAAAACACGATTTACGCGGCGTGTTTGCAATGATCGTAAATACAAAAACCAATACCGCAACAGAAATATTTTTTACTTACCTTAACGATGCCCATACCTACATTGGCGCATTGAACAAAATTGCCGCATAAAGGAACAACCATGTTTGATATTGAAACCTACAAAAAACCAACTGACTGGGCGCAAGTCGCCCTGTACTTGGTATCCATAGCCGCCATTGTGGTGGTTGCTCTTGACGTTTTTATCTGGAGGGCATCATGCTGAACGATGGCGACAACGGCGAATTCACCACCTACCTGATTTGGGATGAAGTTCATGTTGAATGGACTTGGTGCGAGGGTGACGATTGGGACACTGATGGATTTTTCGACATCTTTGTCACCAAGGATGGCATCGACATTACTTACGACCTGCCCAAGATGCACTTTAAGTGGATTGAGCAAGAAGTCAAAGAATTGGCAGGCTATGAGCCACCAAGCCGCCAGCGTGTCGCGCAGGCAATCAACGGTTATCTGAACAAAACTTTTTAAGGGGTCAACATGAAACAAATTGCAACCGCATTGGTCAAAGCACAAAAAGCCTTTGGGCCAGCCTTGAAGTCCAGTACCAACCCGCATTTCAAGTCGCGCTACGCTGACCTGTCTGCTTGCGTAGAAGCGGTTATTTCAGGCTTGAACGACAACGGCATTGCGCTGATCCAGAAGTGCTATGACTGCGACAACGGCGTAATGGTCGAAACCATGTTTGTCCACGAATCTGGCGAGATGTTGGAGTGCGGTGTATTGCACGTTCCCGCCAGCAAACAAGACCCACAGGGCTACGGGTCAGCGTTGACTTATGCGCGCCGGTACAGTTTGATGGCCGCTTGCGGTATTGCGCCTGAAGACGATGATGGCAACAGCGCCAGCCGCCGCACCGAGATCAAATCCACGGTTAACGAAAGCCAAGTGGCTGACCTGATGGCGGCAATGGACGAGACAAACACGCTAGAGGAACTCCAAAAGACCTACAAAGCCGCTTATGCCGCCGCTAATGGCGATCCAGCTTGGCAAAAACAAGTGATTGCGCGTAAGGATGCCAAGAAAACCCAATTGGAGGGCAAATGAAGCACGACATATCCCTGAACACCTTAATCATGGCCAAACAAGCGCTTGAGGGGCTAACCCAATGGCATTTGGAGAGGGCAATTAAGGACACGGCTGAGTTTGACCGCACGGCTGATTTGCGAAAAAAAGCCTACAAAGCCATCAGCCAACTGGATTTGGCTTTATTGATTCTTTTACAACAAAAAGTGGAGATTACAGATGGAACAGAAATTAAAAATTGATTTTCAAACAGGAAAATTATTTTGGATCAATCCACCAAAACATCATTCTGATTTATTAAACAAAGAAGCAGGTAATTTACAAAAAAATCTTAATGGCAAAAATTATTGGGTCATTAATGTTGATGGAAAAAAATATAAAAGAAGTCACATTGTTTTTTATTTTGTAAATGGATATTGGCCTAAACCTTGTATTGACCACATCAATGGGGATTCAACAGATGATCGTCCAACAAATCTTAGACAAGCCACTGTTACGCAGAATGCTTGGAATCACAAAAAAAGAGCAAGAAGAATTGAATTGCCAATGGGAGTTAGAAAACTTGCTTCAGGGAGATTTCAAGCCCGGATCAGTTATTTTGGTAAGCAAATCCACCTTGGATCGTTTCAATCACCTGATGAGGCATCAACCATTTACCAATCAAAAAGGAAAGAACTATATGGAGAATTTGCTTAATATGGAACAAAAAAGCCCAGAATGGTTTGCCGCTAGATGTGGCAAGGTCACCGCCAGCAGGGTGGCAGACATCATTGCCAAAACCAAGTCAGGTTACAGCACCAGCAGGGACAACTACCTTGCCCAACTGGTTTGCGAACGCATGACCAAAAAGCCTGCAGAGTCGTTTTCAAATGCGGCAATGCAGTGGGGGACTGAGACCGAACCTTTTGCCAGAGCCGCTTACGAGTCCGCCAAGGATGTTTTGGTGGAGGAAGTGGGGTTTATAACCCACCCCGCCATTGAGGGCGCTGGTGCGTCTCCTGATGGCTTGGTGGGGGATTTGGGATTGGTGGAGATAAAGTGTCCCAATACGCACACACATATTCAGACCTTGTTAGATCAAAAAGTGCCTGAAAAATACAACACGCAAATGCAATGGCAAATGGCTTGCACTCAGCGCCAATGGTGTGACTTTGTAAGTTTTGATCCAAGAATGGACGAGGGCTTGCAACTGTTCATTAAGCGGGTGGAATTTCACCCACTTTATGTCGAAAACCTTGAAAAAGAAGTCATCGAGTTCTTGGCAGAGGTAGACCAAAAAATTTCCCAATTAAACAAACTCAGGAGTTAAGATGAAAAAGATTAAGAACATCACCGTGGTAACTGGCGTTTACACAAACAAAGACGGTCAGGAAAAGAAACGCTACATGACCATTGGCAGTTTATTTGAGGACAATGGCAACCTGAAAATTAAGTTTGATGCAATGCCTCTGGCAGAGGGTGGATGGAATGGGTGGGCAAATTGTTATGACTTGGAGGAAAAGACAAATCCAAAGGCTAAATACGATGATGCACCTTTTTGAGCGAGCACGGGCGCTAGACCCCGTGACAAGCCATGCCGCGGCAGACCAAGCCAAGGATTTAGCCAGCCAGCACTTTGACAAGATTTTGGATTGCCTGCAAAGGTTTGGTGCGCGAGGCAAAGACGGAATCGCTGAGTTAACTGGTTTGGATGGAAACCAAGTGGCTAGGCGTTTGCCTGAACTGCAAAAGTTGGGGCTGGTGGAGTTAACAGGTAACTTAACCAAATCCAAATCAGGTCGTTCAGAGCGCGAATGGCGCATACGCGGTTTTGGTCAAGACACGCTTGATTCGTTTGCAATTTATATCAGAGGCATGAAGAAATGAAAAAGATTATTGGTTTATTGTTGGTCACCGCATTGGTTGGTTGTGCTAAAGAAGCTGACGTTGCTTCAAAGAACATGTCTGTTGCCGCAGATCAGTTTGAAGTCAACCGTCGTGTGGTGTTTTACAACGGCATCACTGGAGAATACATGCTGACAGTCGAAGGATTGTGTGCATTGGGTAATTGGGACAAGCACAAAGAGTTGTCCATCACTTGCAAGGTTGGGCCAAGCGCATACAAAAAACATTTTCTTGGATTGTCAGACAACGTGACGTACTTTGTTGAGCAGTTGGAGCCAAATAAGGTCAGCACCTACCACTACCGTGTGGTGTTTAAACCGTCGTTAGTTATTCCTGATATTGAGGTGAAGTGATGAGTTTCAGAGAATCAACAATCAAATACATCAAGGAATTGATGCGAGCAAAGACCATCCATGAGGTCATTGCCAAAGAGTTGCACGAAGCACACCTGCGTAAGCTGGAAGCTGAGACTGCGGCTGAGTATGCGTTTGCGGCTATCCAATACAACGAGAAGCGCATTGCTCGGTTAACGGCACGACTGACTCAACACACGGAGGAGGGGGACTACGCATGACACAAGATGAAATCATTGAGATGGCTAGACAGGCGGGGCTACCAGAAGCAATCATTGAAATGACACCAATTGCGTTTGTAGCCTTTGCCAAACTGGTAGCCGCCAAAGAACGTGAAGCCGCAATCAAAATTATCAAAGAAACACCATTCAGCAATTGGTTTCAAGCTGATTTGGTTGAAGCTATCAGAGCCAGAGGTGAAGCATGATTGAAGTGTTGAAACAGGCATTGGATGCGTTGGAATTTCATAGTGCTGGCGATAAGATTGATGAGCAAATCATCACATCCCTACGCCAAGCCATTGCAGAGTTAGAAAGCCAAGAGCCTGTGGCGTATCCCGAAGGCGATGTTGTTGGCCCTTGTATCTGTGGCAGTTGGCCCGGTGGCAAATGCTTGAAGTGTCCTCGAATTACTCCACCACAGCGCACATGGGTAGGGCTGACTAAGGAAGACAAAGATTTAATTGAAGATTTGTGCGAAATGATGATTGGTGATGCTGTTTTTTCAACTATTGACGCAATATTAAAAGGAAAAAACACATGAACGCTGAAGATTTTTATAAACTTTATCAAGAGTATCTGCACTCAATTGATGACACAGATCAAAACTCAATTTTAATTACCGACAGAGCAAATGCGGATGCCGTTTTATGGAGGTTTTATAACTGGCTCAAGGAGAAGAACACATGATTGACCGTTTAATTCTTGGGGTGGTGTTAAGCACAATTGGGTATCATGGGTTGCATCCAGACCCACCGCCGCCACTGACACTTAAACAAAAAGCAAAGCAAAAATCCATTAGCCGTGTCTGTGACAAGCCTAGAAAAAGCAAAACTGTTAAGGAGTTATGTGAAAAATGGGAGAAGCACTGATGACTATATTTGTTCTTTTGTTTGGGGCAATCTTGGGGTTTATTGCCTTGGTTGGGGTGTTTTTGGCGATTGAATTCCTGCAAAAAACCGATTGACAAATCAGAATTTCATATAAAATGGAAACTCCATTAACCTTGCAAGGAAACGAAAATGGGCTACGAAGCAAAGAAAATCCCAAACGCCACCAGTTCAGACATGACTGGTCAAAAGAAAGTTGGCGTATCTAAAGTTGACCGTGAATATGGCGGTGTTCCATCTACCACAGGCGCAACCCCACCCAAAGGCGCTACCTCTAGCGACACATCTGGCGAGCGCAAAGCCCCGATTCGTGGCGGTGTGGGCATGGGCAAAGCTGATGGCATGGGAATGCGTGAAGCCAGCCACATGGGTATGCATGATGGTCGCAAAGGCGAGATGAAAGGTCACATGGGCGAGAAAGTCGTCTATGAGCACAAGCGCATGGCGCACGAACAGGACGGTATGTAAAAAGCGAAACGCCCAAGGGGAACAGACCCAAGGGCGCTTCTGGCCAAACAACTGAAAGGAGTTGATGTGGTTGACTTGAATTGTAAGTCCTGCAAGTTTTTCAACAATATTGGCGCTTTAGGGCAATGCCGCCGTTACCCTGTCTTTCAAAACAGGCACTTCAACGAGTGGTGTGGCGAATTTACATCAGCATCTGCTGAAATAATCCCTATCAAGCGCCGTGGCAGACCAGCAAAGGAGGCAGACAATGATTCGACCTCTGCGTGACCGTGTTGTGGTTAGACCACAGGTGCGGAACTTATCTGACATAATCTACGTTAACAACAAAGAATCGTTTAATGAGGGAACAGTCGTGGCGGTTGGCCCTGATTGTGACCAGACCAAGGTTGGCGACTTCATTAAATACGGGAATGGTGATTACCTGAACTGGCCTGTTCACAGGATTAATGGTCAGGATTACCAAATCATTCAAGAGGCAGACATTTGTGCAGTGGTAGAGGATTTATGAGCAAAGAATTGATCCAGTTAAGAATTCAGGACTTGATGGCAAAAGGCCGCGAGTTGGAACAACAAATCCACCAGATTAATGGTGCATTGCAACAATGCCAGTGGATGCTGGCTGAAATGGAGAAAGACGATGTTAAAGAAGTCGACCAGCCCCAAGGCGTTTAAAGAAAACATCAAGACCGAAATCAAGGCTGGAAAGCCTGTAAAGCAAGCCGTTGCCATCGCATACAGTGAAAAGCGCGAAGCTGAAAAAGCCAAGAAAAAGAAATGAAAGCGCACGACAAGCCAATCCCGCACAAAACCACGGGCAAGGGTAAGACCTATAACCCTACTGAAAAGGGTGCAGGCATGACCGCTAAGGGTCGTGCTGAGTACAACGCAAAGAACAATTCGAACCTCAAACCGCCAGCGCCAAACCCCAAGACTAAGGCAGATGAGGGCAGAAAAGCCTCATTTTGCGCCCGGATGGAGGGTGTGGTTAAGAACGCCAAAGGCCCAGCAGAACGGGCTAAGGCATCATTAAAGAACTGGAATTGCTAATGAAAACAGGACTTTACGCCAACATCCATGCCAAACAAGAGCGCATTAAGCGTGAAAAAGCAGAGGGAAAACCTGTGGAAAGAATGAGGAAAGTGGGAGAAAAGGGCGCACCCACCGCCAAAGCATTTAAGGAATCGGCCAAGACCGCAAAGAAATGACTGAAGTTACCGAAAAGCGTCCAGTTGGCAGACCAAGCCTGTATGACCCCGCATTTTGCGAGAGGGCAATAGAACTTGGGCGCATCGGTAAATCAATTGAGCAAATAGCCGCAAATCTAGGGGTTTCTACTAGGGTTTTATTCGATTGGAGAGATAAGCATGAGGAATTTCTGCACGCCTTGGAATATGCAAAGGAATTAGAGCTTGATTGGTGGGAAACAGTAGGCCAAACGCACATGATTGAGGAGAAAGAAAGCGCCAAGCTGAATGCCTCAATCTGGTCAAGATCAATGGCGGCAAGGTTTCCGAAGAAGTACAGGGAAAGCACAAAGCAGGAGATTACAGGCGCAGAGGGCGCACCGCTATTGCAGGGCATCCAAGTGACATTTGTCAAACCAAGTGAGTGAAGTCAGCAACGCCCAATTCCCTCTAAAGCTGGCGTGTTTATTTGACCCGCCTAATTCCCGATACCGTGTCTTATACGGTGGGCGAGGTGGCGCTAAGTCTTGGGGAGTAGCCCGAGCATTGCTAATCAAAGCCGCCAAAGAACCGCTACGCATACTTTGTGCGCGAGAGTTTATGACCTCGATGAGGGATTCTGTCCACAAACTGCTGTGTGACCAGATCATCGACCTTGGTTTGCAATCGTTTTACGAAATCACCCAAGCCAGCATTCGAGGCAGGAATGGGTCGGAATTCAGTTTTGTTGGCTTGAAGAACAATGTAGCCAATGTAAAAAGTTATGAGGGGGTCGATATTTGCTGGTGCGAGGAGGCACAAAGCATCACCCGATTAAGTTGGAATGTCTTAATCCCAACGATTCGCAAGGTCGATTCTGAGATATGGGTCACATTTAACCCAGAGTTGGAGACAGACGAAACTTACCAAAGATTTGTAGTCCACAAGCCTGACAACGCGGTGGTGACTAAGGTTAACTGGTCTGATAACCCGTGGTTTCCTGACACCCTAAAGCTGGAGATGGAAAGCCTCAAGTCCCGCGACCCAGAGGCGCACCGCACGGTTTGGGAGGGGTTTTGCAGGCAAACAGTGGATGGGGCTATCTTTGCCAAAGAAGTTCAGTTAGCTGAGTTGGAGAACCGCATTACCCGCGTTCCTTACGATGCCACAAAGCCTGTCCACGCGGTGTTTGACCTTGGGTGGGCTGATGCCACTGCCATTTGGTTTGTCCAGTTTATCGGCATGGAAACCCGCTTAATCAGGTACATGGAAGACAGCCAGCAGACCATCAGCCATTACTTGTCTGAGATGCAGAAGTTTGGTTATGTGTACGACACCTTGTGGTTGCCACACGATGCTGAGAACAAGACGCTGGCGGCAAATGGGCGGTCGATTGAGGAAATTGTCAGGGCGGCAGGGCATAAGACCAAAATCATTCCTAAAACGCCCGTGGTGGACAGCATTAACGCGGCAAGAACAATATTCAGGTCGTGTTATTTTGATAGAGAAAATTGCTATGATGGTCTACAATGTCTCAGGCACTATCGTTATGAGGTTGATCCAGACACCAAACAATTCAGCAGAACGCCTTTGCACGACCATTATTCACATGGCGCAGATGCGTTCAGAATGCTAGGGTTGATGGTGAATGAACCGAAAGAACGTAGGAAACCAAAACCAATGCCGCTGTATGGTGGCGCAAATAGTTGGATGGGCTAAATGGACGATTACGACCCAATAATTCAAGAGGCGGTAGATTTCCTGAAGTTCTGCAATGACGCAGACACGAATAACCGCCAAGAAGCCCTAGAGGACTTGAAGTTTGTCAATGGCGACCAGTGGCCTGTGGAACTGCAAAACAGCCGTAACCTTGAATCCCGCCCTGTCCTGACTATCAATAAGCTCGACACCTACTGTCGTCAAGTCACAAACCAACAGCGCCAGCAACGCCCACGCATCAAGGTTCACGCCACCAACACCCAAGCTGACCAGAAGGTCGCACAGGTCATTTCAGGGGTGATTCGCCACATTGAGGTCAACTCCAACGCTGACCATGCCTATGATAATGGGTTTGATTACGCTGTTCGCATGGGTTGGGGCTACTGGCGGGTGAATACAAAGTACATTCGCGAGGACAGTTTTGACCAAGAAATCTGCATCGATCCTGTGGATAACCCATTTACAGTTTATTGGGATCCAAATTCAATCGCGCCAGATGGTTCAGACGCTGAGAAATGCCTGATAACCACGATGATTCCAAAGGATGTGTTTCGGGCAACGTACCCCGGACTCGATGACGGGACATCCTTTACCCAGCGCGGCACAGGCGACAGTCAGTCAGAATGGATTACCAAAGAGGATATTCGCATTGCCGAATACTTCTACACCGTGCGCGAGAAAGCCACCCTGTACCAACTTTCTGATGGCACATCTAGATTCGCTGATGGCAAGGATTTCTTTGAGCGCATTGATTTGGCTGGCTTAACAGTCATTGCAGAGCGCCAAAGCTATAAGAAAACCATCAAGTGGAAGAAGATGACCGCAATTCAGGTCATTGAGGAACGCGATTGGCCGGGTCGTTATATCCCTGTTATCCCTTGCTACGGTCGTCATGTGGTCATTGGCAACAAACGCAAGAAATTTGGCATGATTCGCCACGCCAAAGACCCACAACGGATGTACAACTTCTGGCAAACCAGCCTGACCGAGAGCATTGCCCTTGCACCTAAAGCCAAATGGATCATGGCAGAGGGTCAGGATGAGGGACACGAAAACGAATGGGCGCAGGCAAATATCAAATCCACAGCCTATTTGCGTTACAAACAATTGGACATTGATGGTCGCCCTGCACCACCTCCACAGCGCCTGCAACCTGAACCACCACCATCTGGTGTGATGGCGGCGGCTGGCGCAATCAATGAGGATTTGCAGGCCATCATGGGCATTTTTGACCCAAGCCAGATGCCCACAGGCAACATCTCTGGCAAGGCGTTGAATGGTCAGCAACAACAGATTGACCTGACAAACTATGACTATTACGACAACCTGACCCGTTCCATTTCCCACACAGGCAAAATTATTCTTGACCTGATTCCCAAGATTTACGACTCTGAGCGTGTAATGCGGATCATTGGGGATGATGGAAAGCCTGAACTGATAACGCTGAATGAGCGCAATGCGGTGGGCGAAGTGATGAACGATGTGACGGTGGGTGAATACGATGTGGTGATGGAGACAGGCCCCGGCTACAACAGCAAGCGCCAAGAAGCTGTGGATTCCATGCTGGGTATGCTGACCGCTGACCCAACGCTGATGCAGACTGCGGGTGACTTGATCTTTAGGAACATGGACTTCCCCGGTGCGGACATCATCGCAGACCGCTTGGCTACCCTTAACCCGTTGTCTCAGGTCGATGAGAAAAGCCCTGTCCCGCCGCAAGTCCAGATGCAATTGGCGCAAAGTCAGGCGCAGATGCAACAAATGGCACAGCAGATACAGCAGTTGCAAATGGTCATTAAACAGCGTCAGGACATTGAGCAGGTTAAGCAAGACAGCGAAACCAAACGCGAGCTGTTGCGCCAAACCGCCAAGGCACATAACACTGAAACGATGGCAGAAGTTAAGGTCAATGACCAGAATACCCGTGCGGTGACAAGCCAGAATAAGATGGAGATTGAAGCCATCATGGAACTGCTGTTACACCACATGGACACTGCCAGACTGAATAAAGAAATTGCCAAGCGCGACCGTGAGCAACAAAGCGCTATGCGGTTCGCTGAAACTGACATTTCCTCTGGCGCAAACCCATTAATTCAGCAATAGGAGTAATCATGCCTACCGTAACCAGCAAAAACCGTGAAGAATTTATACGCAAAGAAATGGAAAAAAAATCTCCTAAAAAAGAAGAATCTGAAGATAAGCATAAACATTTAATTGAACATGGTTTTAAAGAATTAAGCAAAGGCTATGAATACGCAAAAAGCCATGAATTGGAAAATAAAACCAAGCACCATTTCAATGTTAAATATGCAGGGTCACCTGAAAAATATCATGTAAGACGGTCTTTCAGCGTTCCCGGCATGACGGGCGCAAGCGAAAAAATGGGTGAATTTCAAACACCACAAGAGGTCACTAGTGCTGTTGATAAGTACATGGCTACCAAAAAATAACATTGACACAGCAATAATTTCGTGGTAAAAACCACAAAACCTTACTAGTTGGGTCAACTAGGTTAATTCTTGAGGTAACTCATGTCAGAAAAAGAAGCAGGGTCAGTATTGACCAGCGAAAATGCGGCAGATTTTTATGCACAAAGATTAGGTTTAGCTGATCGAAGTGAAGCACCCGAGGCGGTTGTCAAGGAAACTCCAACCGAGCCGAGTGCGGAAGATGACCAGAGTGAACCTGAACAGCAGGAAGAAGCCAAACCCACAGAGGAAAAGAAGCAGAATCCTAAACTTGAGAGGCGTTTTTCAGAGATTACCAAGCAACGCGAGGAAGCCAGAGCAGAAGCAAGGCGAGAGCGCGAAGCAAGGGAAGTTCTAGAGGCAAGGATTAAGGCGCTTGAGACACCAAAGCCCACCGTGGTGGAGGAAGACCAAGAACCGCAACCAAGTCAGTTTCAGGATGCGTTTGAATATGCCAAAGCTCTCGCAGAGTACACGGCAGACAAACGAATCGCTGAGATGAAAAAACAAGATGCTGAGGAACGTGCGGCACAACAGCGCCAACAGGTCATCCAGACTTGGGCGAACAAAGTGCAACAAGCCAAAGCAAACCTGCCAGATTTTGATGAGGTTGTAGCGTCTAGTGATGTTGTTGTAAATGATGATGTCAGGGATGCGATTCTGGAGAGTGATGTCGGGCCACAGGTCTTGTATCACCTAGCTGAAAACGAAGAACTTGCCAAAAAGATAGCAGGGATGTCGCCAAAAGCGGCGCTGAGAGAGATTGGGAAATTGGAAGAACGGTTAACCGCGAAGCCAACTGCTGAAAATAAGACTGTGGTTAAAAGTAGAGCACCAGCACCGATCAATCCGATTCGTGGTGGGACAACCGCGGCAGATGTACCGATGGGTTCCGATGGGGAATTTCACGGCACTTATGCACAGTGGAAAGCCAGCCGCAAGTCAGGAAAGATCAGATAAACCTAATCTTTTTGGAGAAATCAAATGGCAAATCAATTGCTAACCATCTCCAAGATCACCAACGAAGCGTTGATGGTTTTGGAAAACGAATTGACTTTCACATCGGAAGTCGACCGCAACTATGACGACCAATTCGCAGTCGTAGGCGCAAAAATCGGTAACACCGTGAACGTCCGCAGACCCGGTCGTTTTATCGGTACAACTGGCCCTGCCCTGAACGTTGAAGATTTCAACGAAACATCAGTGCCTGTTACCCTGTCCACACAGTTCCACGTTGACACACAGTTCACTACACAAGACTTGGCTTTGTCCTTGGATATGTTCAGTGACCGCGTGTTGAAGCCTGCTGTGGCGGCTATCGCCAACAAGATTGACCGTGATGGTCTGTCAATGGCAACCCTGCAAACCGCGAACATCGTTGGTACTGCTGGCACACCACCCACAGGTTTGATTACCTACCTGACCGCAGGCGCATACCTCGATGCTGAAGGCGCACCACGCGATGGCCGCCGTTCATGTATCGTTGAACCTTTCACATCTGCAACCATTGTGGATAGCTTGAAAGGTTTGTTTGTGCCTCAAGAAGCCATTGGCGAGCAATATCGCAAGGGCTTGATGGGTCGTGACAGCGCAGGCATGAACTGGAAGATGGATCAGAACGTTGTGTCTCAGACATTCGGTTCTAACTCCACCACGACCGTGACTGCATCTGTCAACACCACCACTGCAAGCGGATTCTTGACCTCTGGTTGGGCATCATCTAGCACCATCACCGTGACAGCCGCCAACACAGGTACATTGAACCTCAACGCTGGTGACACTTTCACCATCGCTGGCGTGTACGCAGTCAACCCACAAAACCGCCAAGCCTACGGTTCTAACAAGTTGCGTAACTTCGTTGTTAAGTCAACTGTTGCAATCGCCTCTGGTTCGTCTGGTAGCGTGGTGGTCAGCCCTGCTGTTATCACTGCTGGTCAATTCCAGAACGTGTCGATTCCCACAACCTCAAGCACTGCCGCTGTGACTCAGTTCAACAGCACAGGTACAGTTTCTCCGCAAAACATCATCATGCACCGGAACGCCTTTACGCTCGCCGTGGCTGATCTCGAGTTGCCGGAG